CGGGCCAGTAGCGCCAGTCAGGCCAGTTGCGCCTTGCGGGCCAGTGGGGCCTTGCACGCCTTGAATGCCTTGAATGCCTTGCGGGCCAGTAGCGCCTGTCAAGCCGGTAGCGCCTTGCGGGCCAGTCGGGCCTTGCACGCCCTGAATGCCTTGAATGCCTTGTGGGCCGGTAGCGCCTGTCAAGCCGGTAGCGCCTTGCGGGCCAGTCGGGCCTTGCACGCCCTGAATGCCTTGAATGCCTTGCGGGCCAGTAGCGCCTGTCAAGCCGGTAGCGCCTTGCGGGCCAGTCGGGCCTTGCACGCCCTGAATGCCTTGAATGCCTTGTGGGCCGGTAGCGCCAGTCAAGCCGGTAGCGCCTTGCGGGCCAGTCGGGCCTTGCACGCCCTGAATGCCCTGTGCGCCAATCGCACCTTGCGGACCGATTACACCTTGAGGACCAGTTGCACCTTGAGGACCGGGCACTGTAGAGTCTGCGCCGGTCGGACCTGTGGCCCCGGGAGATCCGGGCTGTCCAAACAGTGCTTCTACAAACTGAACTCCTTCAAGTTCGTAGATTCTTTCCCCCGGAATTTCTACAAAATAAATTTCTGAGTCAGACACCCTGAGTCACCTTTGGTGTAACAAAGAACTTTCCGCCGAAGTATGTTGAAACCGCCGTTCCGTCTGTCAACACGATATCGTAGAAATAAGTACCCAAAGGTATGTCCGCAATAATTGCAGCGGGAATATACATCGAGATTTGTCCATCTTCTAGATTCTGCTCGGTGGAGGTGAATTCCATCGTAGCCAACAAAATACCATCCGTCAGAGAGTCCCGCACCTCCCCAGCAGCCGACCAGCCAGTGAGGTCTCTCGGCTCGCCGGGCTCATTGTTGATAGATTCTCTGACAATAAAAGTAAAATGAAAAGAATCTGCTTTGGGGCAACGTAAGTCACGATCAATCATATTTATATTATAGACTATTTTTTGTTTTAAAGCCTACGGAATATAAAATCGCTTTACTCTTTCAGGATCAGCTTTCTCAAAACGATCTTCTGACATTTGCAAAAGAATAATGGCCTCTTCTGGAGGAACCATTTGAAATGGTTGCGCTTTGGAGAATTGCACACCGGACGCTGTCTGATAGCTGGCCCCTCTTTTCATAAACAGCATTATTTTGACAGGGCCATTTTTTATCATATCATCGGCGGAGTAATTTTGACAAACCTCAATGATCTCATTCACCTTATCTTGCTTAGCAGCAGTGGACGATGGCGCTTTTTTGCGTGGTGCCCTTTTTGCTGGCTTTTCTTCAGACATAACTTTGATTATAGCATAATAAAAGAAGGGGGGTGGTTTGCGGCCACCCCCCTTCTTAAGTTAGATTATTATTAGATTAAGCTCTTACTGCAACGTTACGCACATGAACGTAAGCGTCAGCGTTCTCAATCTGGTTTGCTACACGAATAAACTGAGTGTATTCAATGGAGTCCTTCTTGGGCTTGAATTCACGGTAAACAACGATATCACGCTGAATGCCGACAATTCTGTTCTGTGGGAACGTAAGCTCAACAACGCCATGATTGCCAGTTGCACCAGTGTAGGTGCCATCCTCAGTCTCCTCGTAAAGCGGAACCTCAAGAAGACCAATGCCGAACGGGCGAAGGCCCGGAACCAACGACGTACCAATGCCGCCACCCTGAGCACCGCCCAGACCAGCGTTAACCACTGCCTCACCAATCATAGAACCGGGGGCAGGGGCGCCATTAGCACCAACATCCAGCGTAAGGCTCCAGATATAATCCTGAAGCAGTGAGCTAGAAGTAGACCAGACAAGCTGGTTTCTACGCTGAAGGTACTTGTTCGGCAGGGCACGAAGGGCCTTGTCGAATACCGAGCGGGTAAGGTTCCCACCGGCAGCGTCCACCACATGAGCATCAGCACGAGCAAGCTTGCGGAACCCATTCAGCGACTTGAGCAGGGCATCGCCCGTGTTCAAAGTATCGCCGTGAATGTACAGATCCTCAAGATCGTTAGCGGTCTGACGAGCCATGAGAGAAGCAACGTGGTCCTCCAGCGAATCGCCTTCGATGTTGTCCTCCAAGCCCTCCGTGGTAAGCTCCCAATCAAGACGAAGCTTGACGGTAGTCATAGAAATCTTGGTGAAGGTCGGATCGGCGTTAACGCCATCAGCCGTGCCCTCAGTGGCCTTACGCATGATTCGCTGGCCAATGTCCACCTTGTCGATGTCCACGGTCGGCTCGTTCATACGAACGATTCTTGCGGTCTTCATCAGAACCGACTGATCGATAACGTAATCGATGAATCGGTTGCTCTGGCGAGCGTTAAGAAGACCACCACCACCATCACCAATCTGGGTGGTGTCTAATACTTTCTGCAAAAGATCCTTAGCAGCCATAATTTTTCTTACCTCCTTTCAAAAAAGTAATCAAGATTCGTAGCCAAGTGCCTTGGCTACAGGAGTCGGGACAAAGCGCCCGCCCCAAAAACTTTCAACGCTCTTTTCAACAACCTCGTCGTCAACATCGGCGTCCTCTTCGGCATCCACTGACTTCTTCATAGCGCCAGTGTCGGCCATCTTCTCAACCTCATCGTTAAGCTTCTCGATTGTCTCAGAAGTGGCCTCCTGAGCCTCTTCGACGGACTTGGAAATCTTCTCATCAACCTCAGCGGTGATGTCGGACTTTACCTTTTCAAGCTTCTCATCGAGGACGGAAGTAAACTTTTCAAGAATCTCGTTAAGATCCATTTCTTCTCCTCCTAATGTTTCTGAGGTAGGCTCTTCGCCTGCCTCTAAAGACTTCTCAACATTGTCATCATCTTCTACGACAACTTCAACCTCGGTTTCAACCTCTACCTCTTCCTCTACAGCCTGCTCAGCCGGAGTCTCTTCGGCATCTGACTCATCGGTCATGATACCTTTTGAAAAAAGACTTCCATCGATATTAACTGTAACATTTGGGATAATTGATGCAACCTCGGCTTCTTTGCCGCCGAAAAGAAGATCACCAAGCTTTGAAAGAACACCGTCTCTCTGCTTGTCAGTCAAGTCACTCATATCGGACATACTATCATCCATAACATTATCATGCAAATCCATATTTTGTTCACCGCCTTTCTTATTAAAATTAAAAATCATTTTATTTATAACTTCAGAATTAAATTCTTTTGCGAATCCAATTTGAGTCATTTCATTGGAACAAATTGAGCAAGTGCTATTTTTATCGCCAAATATAGCATACTCATCTTTTTCACAGTAATAAACGCGCTCTTCGTCTGCGGACTTTACCATTTTTTGCTCTTCACGATCAAGCTGGGCATCCTTTAAGTTCGCCCACGTTTGACCGGGATCTCCGCCCCACAAGTCCCAAGCGATTCTTCCAGCGGAGGGGAATCCTTCCTCCCCGGACCTAAAGCCCTCGGCTTGCTTATCTACTTCATGGCGTGCAAAGAACGACCTCATGCGACGAACAGTTGATGGCGACAATGTCTTCTTGTTTGCAATGTCTCTAGCCCTTGCCACGCCGACAGCAGTGCCGCCTCGGTTATACTCCTGCCTCCACTCAAGACCTCTGCGAGCCGCCACAGCCATTGCGTCGGTCGGGGTCAAGTCTATATCGCTAATAGCTTTGTCAAATAAATCAGAATCATCATCTTCATCGAACTCTTCGTATTCAAGCGATCCGTCTGGCATCATTTTTACCATAGTAAACATTCCAGCGGGATTACATGGATTATCTACGACGCTCAATTCTCCAAGGACATATTCTTTGATAACTCTAACCTGTCTCTGCAATCTTTCATCATACTCCATCTCCGCCTCGAGAGATCTGCCACCAATCGAAAAGCCTCTAAGAGTTCCGTCGAGAATTTTTTGCCAAGTATCGTCGGCCCCTTTTGATATATAAACAGAGACCTCAATGCCGTTGTAGGTTGCGCCACGAAAATTTACTGGAACTGGACGAAAGTCAATAAGCTTTCCGACAGCAATGGGTTCATGCATCTCTCGGATGTTCCCAATCCAATTAGAAAAAGCCTCTAATGATCCTTCGAAAGAAATCCTGTCATCTTCATAATCAACATTATCGGCGGTTGCAATGCCAGTGACAATGCGTTGTTCACGATCAATTTTTTGAAATGGAAATACAATATTGAAAGAATTAGCCATTTTAACCTCTAAGCATATACGTTATCATATTTTTTTACTAAAAGCGATTAAGACACAATAACTGAGCCAACTACGGCGCCAGAAACTACATCTACATATACTCCACTATTAAATGGGATATCTCCAGACACAGAGACGGTGTCTCCGGCCTTTACGGCGAGCGGAATGGCAATTGGCCCGCTGTTATTCAATCCATCACAGATATTAATCACCGCATCAGATGATGCTCTGATAATAACATGATTAATAATGCACCGATCATCTCTGATCAGCTTGTCACTTGAAAATGTAATGTAACTCATGTTGTACTTACTCCTTGTTCATCTTGGCCTTGGCCTCTCTCGCGACGGCCTGACGTGGCGTCGGCGCTTGAGCTTTCTGCGTTGGCAGCATCCTGCCTGCCCCTTGGCGGAGATCCGGAGAGGGCATTGTTATTGCCCAACTGACCTCCTCCAGCGTTTGGTGTCTGTTGACCCAGCATTTCTGCTTGATCCATGTCGAATTTAGTCTTTTCCTCCTGAATTCTAGTAGGATATGGCAAGACAGTGTCTCCATTCTCTAGCGGATTAAATCCAAGAGTAGATCTAACTTCATTCGGCGTAATTACCTCTGTTCTAAGATAGCGATCCCAGATCCTAGATCTAATGTCATCATCAATGATATCAATTTCTGCAAACTTAAATTGCTTAAGATCAGAAAATTCTTTAACAATAACATTGATCTTTTTCTCCAGCATTTTCTGGTCTGGTCCAATAACTTGAACCTTGAAAGTCTTATCTGCATCTCTAGAGACTGCAA